ATATTCTAACATTTTCCGAGTAAGGTATTTAAGCTCTTGATCTACATCGCAAATTAATTCATTAATTTTATTTGCCGATGCAATTTTTGCGTTTTCTGTAAGTTGTTTAAATACACCTTCATAGAACTCTTTAGTAGATTTTTCCCAATCATACCAATGTTCAAAAGCTTCTTTAACTGCAGTTTTTCTGGTAGAAGCATCTACTTGCATTCGCGTATATGTTTCCCAAGATGTAGGTATCATCTTAGGACTCGTAACAGGGAGTTCTTTAATAAGCCTATTACAATGGTTAATGGCATATCGATGGATCCCTCGTAACTCCGCGTTCTCTGCAAAATACTGGTATTCCTGCCAACGTTTAAGTCCGTGTAGATTTAAATAATCAAATAAATCCGCGAATTGTGCGTGTAGCATAATCCCTTGTATTTGCCTTGCGCTGACTTCGTTGAAAACTTCAATCATTATTTTTCTCCTTTAAGAGATATAAAATCTCTTTTGCTGATAAAGAATGGTTGACAGCATTTTGCTCGTTTTCCTTGCTACGAATTCACTAGAGTCGTTAGCAAATTCAGAACTGTTAAAACCTCCCCCGGGAGCATTTATGCTGCCAACCTCTTTTCTTTATGCCTTTGACACGGTTACGTCAATGTTCGAGAAAATCGCAGCAACACCCGCATTTACAAACGAGAGCGTATCGATTCCACGACCATTAAAGGTTTTAATATATTTTGAGAACGATAAACTCCTGACTTCTGTATCTGCAGTCGTAACAGTACTACTTGCTGTTGCACCCGTTACGATGTTGCCATTCTGCTGTAAATTCAGCGTTACAACACCAGCTGCAGGAGCAGTGAAAGTTGCCGTGACAGTCACAAGATAGTAGTTGTTATAGTCATCAACGATTGAGATTGCGTTGCCCGAAAGCCCGAGATTACAACCCCTTTTTCTCGTGATTGCACCAAGCGGTACAATACTATTTGCCAAGACTTCGCTTGAAGTTGTTAATGCTACATCAATAAGTGATTTGCAAGACATAGTTTTCTCCTTTTAGTCGGCTAAATAAAGCCTATTATTGTGGGATATTAGATGTTCCCACAGCTGCAACCACACCCGTACGAACCACCACAAAACGGCGATTGCCCTGCTGAATAAGCAAAGGTCGACGGATATCTTACGACACCCGCAACAGCCTGTTGCAGTTCGAGTTGATTAATACGACCTTGCAACGCCTCGAGTTTGTTTTGTGCGATAGCATCGAGCACTTTTTGAGTTTGTGCCGTAATGTTCGCGTTAACCAATGCATTACTTTGGTCAATGTGTGCATTCGTATTAGCAATCGCTAAACGGTTCTCGCAGCAGCAATCCGCAAGTTTCGAGTTGGTCGAATTGAACTGTTGCGCCATTTCGTAACCGAGATTGCAAATCCCGCTATACACCGCGTCCGCCTTATTTTCAATTCGGTTGCCGTTGTTCATAACTTGGCTTTCAAGGCGCGTGAAGTTTGCACTGTTATTCAAATCTTCAACCGTGGCGCATCTACAGTCATTTCCACGGTTACCCCACAAGCCGTTTCCGCCCCACATTAATGCCAAAATCGCGAAAAGCCAAATGCCGCTTCCACCAAAGCCGAAGCCATCACCATAGCCCCTATTCATATCCATTACGGGCTGAATACCTGTTCCTTCCATAAGTTTCTCCTTTTTATTTTTATTTACGCAACCGCCGTACGCTCGATTGAGTATTTATCCCCTTATTGCATTTAAGACATCATTTGGGTTTACACCCATTTGTCGACACATTGTTTCAAAGACAACTTGTGGATTTTGTCCTTGACACATTTGCATAATTTGTTGCATTTGCGGATTTTGTCTTAAATCCCCCATCCGCATAATCTGTTTAACTTGCTGAATACCTTGCATAAGTTGCGGGGGTAAGCCGTTAGATATATTTAACGGGTTCATTGACTTTCTCCTTTATCGTTTTTATTTCGTCCATAAGAGCCGTTAAATCGCTTTTTAAGGCGTATTCGGGTTTTGCATCGATCTCACCCGTTTTCTCAGTTATAGCGAAGATTTTGACTTCGAACTGCCCTACGCTATCAACTTTTTTCTCATAGATAATCGGTTTGTCGTTATCAAGATAAAGCATATCACTGTTGTAGGGCTGTTGCCTTTGCCGGACTTCTTCGATACCACTAACAACAATTTTATTTGTAGTAGGCTGTTGCATTTGCTGTTGTGGTCTTTGCATTTGTTGATTAAATTGCGGATAAGGATTGTAAAAATCGTACATAATTATTTCTCCTTTATTATAATAACAACGGGTGCCCCGTTTTCTTCTTTATCATTCGGGTAAAGCGTAGAAAAATCAAAATGGGGAGAATCATCGGATTTTGCTGTAAACTCGACTTGTAACCCATTTAATTCATTGTAGAGTTCAATTAACATGACATACTCCCCCTACAATTATTATAACATAGAAAACCCTGTCTGTTGGGTACAGACAGGGTACAATTTACAATAGTCGTCGCTTTATACGTTTCTTTCGCGTATTTGCGCTATCGTATTCAATATTTAAGTCTTTTGCGACTTCCCAAATTGGTTGTTTATCAATAAAAAATTTTATAGCAAGTTCAGTACTTTCAGCGGTCAAACCTACTTCGTTACATCGTTCGACCATTTCGACTCGCGTGCAATGATTTATGTCAAACTGTGTAGGAGCTTTCGCATCCAACCATCCGCACATATATGCGAGTGACATTGCACAAATCAAATACATGTACATCAATTGCTCTTGTGACTTTTTCGTAATACCTCCCTTATCTCCCCGCCTACAAAGCGGACGGGTGCGCCGAAAAGTTAGCGATATACTTCTCCACTTTGTTGTTGTGCATTAGTTATTCCGTTCATACAGTTTACCTCCTTTTAATTTATTTTTCGGTGTCGCCGTCAAGTGCGGTTTCTTCGGTGCTTTCTTCTTCCGCCACATATTCTTCAATTCCCGTGAGTTGCTCATTGAATTGATAATAATTAGTGCGAAGTCCGAGATATTCTTCAAGCGTTAGTGCGACCACTCCCGACAAATCTTCAAGTGGATATGCCGTAAAACTGTGCCTATCCGTGGGTTTGACAAACACCATTGTCTTATCGTCATTATAAGTGAGCATATTTTGCTCTGCAAATTTAGTGAAATCTATATTCATAATTGCTCCTTAATAGTATTGTTCAACTTTTGTTAACAACAAGTTAGCAAAAAACAAGCCTGCACTTGTAACAAGTCTTTCACAAGTTGCACTTACTACTACTTCTGCTGCACTTGCATTACGTATAATAAACATATCAATACTTCCTTTATGCAATTCAGTTTTACCGACTAAATACACACTTTTACTGTCTATAAGTTCCAAACTTAATAAATCTTTTGAATTACGACTTCCAGAAATACCACCACTCCCTGCTGTTGCAACACCTGTAATTTTTGTCGGTCTGCTCCAATCCGCACCTGCAAGCGTTTCATTTGTCAAGGTAACTGTTCTTCTTCCTTTTTGTTCACCCTTAAACGAAAATACTGCTACTGTTTCACTTCCAGTCCAAACTGTTTTCCACGAAAAACTTTCCGTATTGATTACGATAGAAACCGCACTTGTAACTGTAATCGTTTGCGAAACTGCACTTGTTTCACCATTTGCATATTCAGTACCGTTAATAGTAAAACTAACAAGTTTATATCCACTTGCAGGAGTTGCCGTGATTGTCAAAGTATCTCCATAATAGACAATTCCACCACTTGTGATATTGCCTGTACTTGCGTGTTGGTTAGGCGATGAAGTACGATTTGCAGCAACAGTCGAGTTAGCACCTGCTTGTATCGTAAGCGAAAAAGGCTTCCCCCATACCGCTGTTGTGCCGTATTTTAACACCGTCAAATCGGTTGCACTATAAAAGGTTTCCGAATAGTCGCGACCTTGAAGAACGACACTTTGCGGTGGCTTGCCAGTAACAGAATATACAACCGTCTGCTCCAAAGATAAAGTATTGTTACTAAACTTCGCATAAAACAAATACGTTGTACTTGCTTGTGTTTGCTCGCTAATAAGTTGGTCTGACGAGTTAAGCGTTTTGCCGTTACAAACCACCATATCCGCTGTAATGTTATGAGTGCTTGTAAAGGTTGCTGTGGCTTGCTTTTTACCGTCCAAAGCAGTTGAAAATACTGTTACCGTTTTTGTCCCCGTAGGAAAAGTAATCGCTCGTTCGGAACTACCGTCTTTGGCTATAATTTGCGTTGGTTGTACTGAATTAAAATTTAGTGCCATAATCTTATATCGTTATTGTTAATGTTGTACCCGAAAGAGAGAAAGCGGATTTAGGGACACCACTTGCTTCACTCAAAATCTCGCTCGGTGTCCTATAATATATCCAACCATTATCGTCGAATACACACACTTTCCCTGTATTTGAACCCTTATTTGCCATAGAACTTGCTTGCAACCAAGAGCCCCTAATATAGCCTTTTGCATCTATCGAATATCCACCAGAAGTTCCACCTGTTATGACTTGCCCTTTTGTAAAAGTGTTTTCCGCGTCTAACTTTGCAAGGTTACTTGTATCGGGAGTAGTCGGTATATCTGACTTCAAAGCCAAATCATTACCATTAAATTTTGGACGAGTTCCACTGCCTCTGAATGCAAGTGCATATGCAGTATGACCAAAGGTGGCTGTACCACTTACAAGTCCAAATAATGTTCTGTTTTCTGGACCATTTACTCTTCCATCTGCGCCGAGATATAAACAGTTTGCGTCACCTTGGCCAAGGTTTATTTGCTTATTAAATGTAACAATGCCTGTGAATGTGCCACCCGATTTTGGCATAAGACCACTTATATCTGGTGGATCGGCAAGAACGGCATACGGAATTTTGATTTCTTCCGTGCCGCTCTCCGTTTTCCTTATAGGTTTATAGGTTGCCATACTGCATACCCCCTAATTGTTTATTGTAATTCAAAGAAAAGTCCGCCAACCATAAGGCCATCACTCGGTGCGGTCTGCCCAGAAGTACCCCACTCAACCGACTTGCCACCTGCCGTTACTCGACCTTTTTTGTCAACGGTTACCGCCGAATATGAGCCAGCCGTTACACCAGTGTTACGCAAGTGTACACTCGGATAGACGCGGTCTTCTATTGCATCGAAATCATACCCAAACTCAACGGTAGAGTGTTTTTCACCGTTATAATCCTGAAATTGTTTCGAACTCCCAGGGGAAGTATAATACATAAATGTAAGATAGTTCTTAACTTTCTCTGCCGTTTGTGCATTTGTCGCGTTCGTTGCGTTATTCGCATTTGTTGCGCTATCTGCCTTACTTGCTGCACCTACTTTCGTCGTACCACTTATAATATTAGCAATATTGTCTGCATTCGCTTTTCCTTTGTCCCCCGCGTATGCCGTTGATGAGGTTTCACCGAGTGCCAGCGACGGACTTATTTCAACATACGCTGTTCCGCTCCAACGATAAGTTAAGTTAGTATCTTGTGCAACATAAATCTTTCCACTTTCACCTGTTGTGGGAAAGCTTGCTTTATTCGCATATTCGAGAACGTCATCAACGTAAGATGGAAGTTGCGACGATGGTACTTTTCCGGCCGTGTCAAGGGTTGCAACACCGCTTGCGGCACCCATTTCTGAACGTTTTACCTGCGCATCGTTTGTGACGTTACCTAAACCTACCGCTTCTTTGGAAAGGTTTGCAACTTTATTTGTAACAATAGAATTTCCATTAGCATCCTTTACATCATCAACTTTGCCTGCGTTTGATATATTAGTTGCTAATTCCTGTAATGCGTCTTCTACGTTTGTAGATGTTAGTTTTCCTGCTGCATCAGCAACGGTAACTTGTTCCGCACTCGTTTCGGGCAAAACTTGCACAAGTGTTCCTTGTGCGTCCACTACTCTATGGATTTTTCTTTTTTCAGCCATAAAATATCTCCTTAATCTTCGCTATAAATATAATCGCCGACACTCAAATCCGCCGAGTTTACGCTCTTGTGGCTCTTTGCGTCAACTATTTTAGTGTTTAAGTCCTTAATCTCTTGCAAGGACATCCGGAAACCTTGATTACCTTTATCAACGTACACAAACGCTTGCGCTCGGAATCCTGAAGTGTTTATAGTTGGATCAATACGTTGAAATTCATTTAAACGTTTTGGTACAGCGTCTACTTTCGCTTTAGCAAGAATGTTTAACGCATTTACTAGAGTTTTCCCATTCTCATCCTCTAACGTAGTACTGAGATCCTCAAGGTCTCCTATAAGCCCTCGGATATCTGTGTCATATGCTACAAGCATTGTGTGTAAATTAACTTCTATGAATTCTTTTAAAGAATCCGCAGTATAATTACCTTGCTGAACAATACGTACTAAGAGCATATTCCATTCAGCAGCAGTAAGTTTTTTACCGGACAAATACTGCATGAAATCATACTCAACAATATTTTTTGTCCAAGTAACAGATTTTTTATCTGCGGATTCTGTTAAAGAAACTGGTATCGCTTGTGGCTTACGTTCTGCCATAAAAACTCCTTAATCCGACGTCATAGTACGATATACCCATGTGCAATTAAGTAACTCCCAACGTTTTTCATTAAATGAAAAAATTACTAACCTAGGGGTATAACCTTTTCCGGAAACAGGTTTACGCACTTTTATAAAAGGTACAGTATCAAAACTACTAAGGCCTATTTCCCACGCGTCTACATTATCAAGTATAACTGAAGATGAGGACTCTGTCAAGTCCTCTGCGTCAGGATCTGGAGAAGTTAGTATAGCTCCAGAGGCAATTCTGACATTAGGTACATACGTGGCGTTAGGCGTATACGTTTCATTTATTATTACTTCGAAACCATCTCCGTCTGCTGTGTTCTTGGTTGAAGTCTCTAACCCCTGGAACGTATTGCGCAGCCTATTATCGATATAAAAATTCGTGTAAAACTGCAGCGTAGTCACTTCAGGATTAACAAATTTTAGTTGCCATTCTCTGAAGCGTTTACGAATATCCGAATTAATTTCTCGATTTCCTGTATCAAAATACTGATAATTTTTCATAATGTACTTAAGCGGATCAACTCCGGTAGGTACTTCACATTCATCTTTAATGTTTTGTATATCTTGTACACATCGGAAACTGAGTAATTGTCTAGTATCCCCATCTCCGAGCACACGATACGTGTCGTAATATAGCGTCTTTGTATTTGCATGATACACCGGACGTACATCGCTCCCGTGCAATTCAAACATATATACGGTCCAACTATATAAATCTATATTATATCTGAGCTGTACACAAATATCGTGCGTTGTGTTCGCGTAGTACACCGAGTAAATTAAGCTATAGATTATATTATTGTAGTCTGCGTGTAACCACATCTTACTCGTATAGTTACTTATACCATAATCTGCAAGAGTACCTGATCTTATGGTTATTTTTAATATCTGCTTTAAAATCTCTTTTAAAGGATTTCGCTCTGATGAGTTAACTACACCCGGACGCAATTCTATGGGATCTAAAAGTTCTTTAATTGCATTCGAAATTGGAGCTAACGTAACATTTCCTGTACCATTTTTACTCGGTAAAATCATAAAAATACGTTTATTACTACGGTAAGCAGCATACTGTCTTATCGGGGTATATAGCATAGTCTGTGTTTCACAACTTACTTTTCCAAACTGATAATCCGGGTCTACATTTAATGTTTTTATATCTTTATTTCGTACTTCGATAGTTTCTCTAACTGTATCAATACTAAATTTATCTTGTATTAATGATTTTGTCCAACCTTGATCAGAAGTATTATACGTTAATCTATACAATTTAGCTTTTGTAAAAACAAGTAAATCATCTCCGTAATTCGCGCAACCCACGATAGGTTCATCGAAAGTATCTACACTATTCGGATACGGGAAGTAATCCGGTGCATTTACAGCACTAACAAACAATAGACTAGAAAACTCCGGGGCTACACGAACATCGTTATATTTATCCCCGTGTGAAAATCGTACATCACTAATACCATAGTATTTTACTAAACGGTTTCCCCAAGAGAGCTGCTTCATCGGTAACGATAAATCATAATTTACTGTGTTTACAATGTTCGTTTTTTGTTCTGTTTGCGTTGTAATTGCGGTGATTCCGATCGTTGTACTTGCTAATCGTTTATTTATAATCTCGTTTTGTGTATCTTTTTCTTTTAATATCGCATCAAACAATGATAATCGAATAATCGAATTTTCTGTAGATAAACTAAGATCACACGTTAGTGGCAAATAGTTTCCTGCGTTATCTGTTGGGAACGTTTCTGTTTCCTCTTTAATTACAACCCAATCAGAAGACGTTGCTTCTCGCCATTCCCAACGTGCAATCAACGGATCTGTATTACTCGTTGCGGTGGCTAGTTTAATAGGTATAGGTTCACCTTGTATAATATCCTCGTGTGGATACCACGTATAATTATAAAATACGTACCCGTCAGACATTCTAGAAATCTCTAAAATCTGAAAATCTAGCAATTCTAGAAAACCTTTTGGAAGAGACTGCTGATTTTTTAATGCACTTAAAGAAAACGTAAGCAATCCAGTTGTACTAGCATGCGTTTCTTCAAAATTAAGCTGCATGTATCCTGTATACATAGAGTTTTTCCCAAGTGTCCAGTCTTCGGTGTTTGTCCCTGATGAGACATAATGCGCAAATTGAATATAATCTACATTATAAGTTGATACGTCATTAGTCCATGGGATATCCGAAGAAGGTATAGACTCCTTAGAAGCATAACTACCTAGATTATAATACGTTGTGGTCACACTCGTATTTGATACTTTAGTAATATCAACTTTTACGGCATCTCCTACATAACTTGCACTAGTTGTAAGACTTCCAATCGCAATTTGCCCAGTGCTAGGAGTTACTCGTAACCACATCATTAACTGAGGGTAATCAGCCATAACATCAGTCCCTTCACATAAAAAGTATACCTGTATAGGGTCTGTGTTAGTCGCCTCCACAGTATAATAGTACGTGCAATTCAGAATATGCCCCCCAACTTTTACTTGCCAACCGTTTGTTAATTTCAAAGCCGGGTGACTTGTAGCTAGCGTAGTTACTACTGTAAACGCGCTTGACTCCATCCAAGGGAATGCTGGAGACATACTATACTTTGGTGTGAACGCTGTGGTGCCTTGCCAAAGCTCCCCAGATGCTCCAGCTGCTCTAATTTTACGTCCACGCAGTTTTAGGACACCGATATCTGAGTACTCATTGGTTGCTTGATATGTTACGGCCCCAGGCGTTGTTGCCGGTGAGACTTCTTTTACATATCGATACCGATACTTTATAGATATTGTATCCTGCTCAGGGGCTCTATTAATGAAATAGTCAAACAAATCCCCGATTTCCGTAGAGCTTATATCAGTTGTTTGTAAATAACTCCGAGTGATCTTATCCGTATTTTCTCCGACTGTAAGCGGAATAGCTTGCGCTGTGCGGGGATAAATCTCCACTTGTTTGCTAGGATTATCTAATGCCGGGTTTATAAGGTAAGCATCACCTTCTTTTAAAGCTTTATCTTTAGGATCCGGTAAATTCGTTACAGATTTAACCGTTGTAATAATATTCGGTGTGACTGTACGTGTAATTCGTGCATCAGATTTCCAGTTTGCCGGAGCTCCGTAGTATGCTTTAAATTTAATATTCTGGTTTATTCTAGGGTTTAACTGTATAACGTCTTGCGTGCCTTTTACTTCATAAGGCGCGACACCTAGTATTTCCAGGTTATTCTGTTTTACACACGCAAAAGCATACGGGTCTTCTGCAAGCATATTGTATCCCCAGTTATACGCTTCTGTGGGATTTAATATTCTTGGAGAATACTCTACTTGGGCGTTTGTTAAACCATGTGTATAAAACTCTAATAAGTCTACGGAATAGTACTTTACGATTTCACGAAAAGAACCAGTTGTAAGCCGCTCGAATTCTCGTACAGTATAGTGATACCGTCCTTGAAAAATAACCCCGGGGTAAGTATACCCGTCACTACGTAACGTTGCGCCACGTTGTTCAGAGGCGTTATCTAACTTCTGTAAATAAATAAGAGAAACCGCATTTTGGTTTGCATTATTCTCCGCGTTAAAAACAGATACACAGAATTCTCCCCAGACATCCTGAAAAATACGTGTATAGTCCTTCCGGATATCTGCGAATTGATAAATATCTTTCGTAATAAATCCTTTACGCGGGGACAATGCCCCGGATATAGAGTCAATATCCAGATTTACTAAAACACGTGTTTTTTGTGTGTTCAAAGGTTGGTCTGTATAAAACATCCCGTTCGAAAATCCGGTTTCAGAAGTCTGTACACGAGTTCTGGCACCGTTTCGATAATTCTTGTAATTTTGTGTAGTCTTAGTCATAGTTTATATTACCAGGGAATATGAGGCCAGCGTCGCTACCTGCAATTTGTACATAACCTTGAGGGTCTTCTGCGCGGTATTCTTCAGGGATCTGCATAGAGTAGTCTCGAAGCATAATAAACAAAGCTTCTTTATACTGTTGTTCATATTTCGGTGCAGCGTAAGTTCCCTCTTCATCCATAACGTAATATTTAAACGCAGTCCCGGGGACAACCACAGAACGCAGATATCTATCCGGAATCGCAGTGTAGTCTGAAGTGTCTACGGTTGTTGTGAGCCATTCTGTAATCGTCGGAAACTTTGCATTAAGCTTTGCGTTAATGTCATCGATTACGCTGTCCATAAAAATCTGTAACATAGCTGTAGAGACAATCTCGTCAGCTAATTGATGATTAATTAATTCTGTTAAAACTTCTATACGCATAATAAAAATAAAAAAGGCGAGTTGCCTCGCCTTTTATCTTATTTTAGAAGAAATCTAAATCACCGGGACGAGCTCCGTCAAAATTACGACTGATGTTTCCCATCGCGTTAAGCCGGATTTCCTGAGCGTCTACACCCTGCATACGCCTGTAAATCTCTGTTGCAAACGTTTCAGGTAAAAGATGCGTACGCCCGTCACACGGAATCGTAACACAAATCCCGTTAATGGATACCGTCATAGCATTCCCAAAATATTTTGCGTAGCTAGGAGCAATCTGTACAGGAACTTGTTTTTCGTTACGGTATTCAGCGACAAGGGATTGCTGCTGTTTGACAATCTGATTTAAATTGTCCTCGGGTTCAACAGCTTTACTACGGACTACAGGTTTCCGTTCGTTCACTGTTGTGTACTCCTTTTTAGGAGTAGGTTTAGAGATAATTGTTTCGAATTCATTGTCAGACATATTCTGACCTCCTTATGCTAAATAATATTGCACTGAGAAGGAACACAAATATAGTCAACAACTGCCTCCAGTCTTGCAGAACCAAAACCAACGTCATTAATTTTGAAACCGATAGACTGCCTTTGGTCAATAGGATCCAGAACACCGGAAGAACCCAACGGTTTGGTGTACATCCTAGCTTGGTCTTCGCCTTCGATACCGGTGCGGATAAGTGCATCTTTACCGAGAACAAGAACGTGCTGTGCGTTAAATTCATACCAGGTGTTACCTGCGGTTGCATCACCGGTTACCGCCGAAGCACCGTTCGTGCCGTTTGCGTTTGTGCTAGCAGCGTATTTATTCGCTTCAGCATTGAAACCGTCGAGGTTCCAGACGCCCCTATGCGGAATATACGATGCATCTTGTCCGGTACGGCTATCTTTTACATAACCGTCAACGTACGTAAAGATTTCTTTCGATGCGGAACCATCGTAGTATTTCGTACCAGCGGTAGTAACCGTAGTGCCGTTTGCGCCATAGACTGCTGCGACAAGCGTAGCGTATTTGTACGTACCGTCGGTTTCTTTAGAAACAATACGCAAGCAATCACGCGAAACGTCGGAAATCATCTTGGTGAATTTACCGTGCGTGGGGCAAACCAGCGTCTCATAGAACTCGAGGTTGAACATAGGCACAAGCATCGAGTTATCGTACATGGTTTTCGTGGTCTGATTAATCTTCATATACTGCTCAACCGTAGGATCGGTGATCATATCGAAGAAGAACTCAGGACCCGCGATTACGTGGTAACGACCGTTAGTTCTAGGTTTGACCAAACGTTTCTTAAGGCTCAGAACGATCTTACGAAGATCGGTCATGCTCGGTTTGCTTTCAACGGTAAGCGCTTCGAAGTTCTTAACATAACCGGCATATACCGTGTTAGCAATCAAGAACAGCGCTTCACGAGCGAGCATATCCAAGGTTTCTACAGCGACAATAGAGTACTCTGCAGCGTAGTGCGCGATAACAGGGTCTACAAATTTAAAGTCAACTTTATCCGTAAACTCCATGTAACGGCCATACTGTGCAGTACTGATTTCATAGTACTCAACAGAGCCTTTATCCGACGTAGGCGGAACACCTTCAAGCAAAGGTTGGGTGTGTGCTTCCAACGGAGCCCATCTGCGAATCTGCAGTTTGTTAGCTTTTCCCGCCATAGGCTGTGCATCTGCATAGCGGAAATATTTGTATTCATCCTGCTCTACACGAATCGTGTCCAACAACTGTTTCGTATAGAACGTATCGGGGTTCATAACTTTAACACCCGATTGAGAAACGCCGGCTTTACCGGTTGCGGCATTATAGTTGCCACGAATGACCGCATTTGCCTGATCAATATAAGTATTGATATCTGCGGTTGCGTTTAAAAACATAGACATAGATTGCTACTCCTTAATTATTTTTTATTTATTGATTCAAAATATTTATCGAGATCTTTAACGCTGTTAATTACAGGAGTTTCGTTATACGCAGCGTCTTTTCCACTGGTTTTTGAAGGAGTTGTAGAATTTTGTTTTGCTTTAGCACTTCGAGAAATTTCTTCTTGACGCCCTTCTTCTCGGGCTTGTGCTAACAGCTTTTCGAAATTCAACATACGGTATTCTTTAAGCAAGTCTACCGTATCTCCACCGAAAGGATTAATCTTTTGTGCTGCAAGTTGCCCTGCAAACTCGTTAAGATCTTCATTCGTTAAATGATACTCGTCCTTGACTTTCTGAAAACCCAGCATAGCTGCTTGTCGATTTGCAAGAGCTCTCAGTTCTTCAAGCTCAGTGCGTTCTTCTTCAAGTTTTCGTAGAACATCAGGGTCTACATTCTGTTTTTTAGCCTGGAATGTAGTCAGGTTTTCAGCAAGTAATTGCTGTGCTTCCTCAGCATTTTGCGGATTTAATCCCGCTGCTTTTGCCATACGCATAATAAACTCATTCTGAGATTTATTCCGCATACGCAATTCTGCAAATGCTTTGTTTTGTTTTGTACCCGCAGAAGAAATTTTATCTTCTAAGTCTGTAAGTTCATCTTGCGTTAACGCATTCGAAGTTGCAGGTTTGGCAGGTTTATCTCCCTCTTGCGAATCAGAGTCTTTTGCGTCCTGGGGAACAGAAGGCTGTTCCTGCGGTTGAGCTTCAGGTGCATCAGGTTCCGGTTGCTCAGAAGCTTTGGGCTGTTCGGGTTCCGTAGGTTGTTCTGTACTGTCAGCAGTATTCGTAGCGCCAAACATTTTCAGAATTCCCGGGTCGATTTGTTGATCTGTGTCGTTCATATCTACCTTAACTCCTTTACAATTTCTACAGGCGAATAGAAATCTATGTCTCGGATGTTTATACACGCATTTTATGGTTGCGGAACCAGTATCCGGTACCTTAATGATACTGCACAAAAGTACTGCTGTCAAGTGCTTTTATTAAAATAAACATAAAATAAGAGCACGCCTGTGCATGGACGTGCTCTAGTAAAGGAGTAATCTGTACAATCACAGATCACTAAGACCGAGGTCTTCCGGCATAGCTTGCGCACCGAAAGGACTGGTTGGGCTTTCTTCGGGGACAACTCCTTGTCGTTTGTTAGACAAGCTCTTCGCAGTAGCAAGGATTGCTTCTTGCGGACTTAAGCCTTGTTTTGTAAGATTTGCGAACTCAAACAAGGTCTGAGATACGTTCTCAACTTCATCGTTAAGACGCTGCACACCCATACGTTCGAGCATATACTCTTTATTAGGCAAATCTTGGAACATGAGCCATTCCTCAGGGGTTATGAGCTCAACGGAGTCACCCATTTGTTTATACTGCATCTGTTTCTCCATCAACTGATTTGCCATTTCAGCAACTCGAGCTCTGTTTTTGGGAAGTTCTGCAGAGATATTAATCTGATAATCATATACGGTATCAAGATCAAGCTTTGTAAAATCTACAGTTTTTGTAGAAAAAGTATTCGCTTTATCAGGATTTTTTATAAAATAGGACCTTGTAGCACCGTATTCAACGAGGTTTGCAAGAACAAGCTGCGTTAAACGTTTTGCATAAGCCTCATAGTTGCTGATTTTATACGTATCAATAATCGTAACACGATTAAGTTGTTCCTGTACACCTCCGGTGGTAATAATCGAACCGGTTTCACGACCAGTGTAACGCCCGTCAACTCCGGAAACCTTTTCAATACCGTACTCAAGCGCAGCACGGAGTTCCAAAGCTTTCGGATCTACGGTCGGGTAAGTATGATAATGTACTGCTTTAGATGCGTCCCCGTTTACAACGAACGTATAGTCTGCGTCGTTAGCGTGTTTCGCAAAAGAGTTGATATTAATTCCTGAAGCAGCGTCAACATATTTAGGCGGACGCTGGTTTTTATACGTTGCCGTGCAAGAGATAGAGTCCATGATGTTCGCCGCAACGCTATTTGCAAATGCACGTGCAGGTTCTGAGACACCTATAAGATTTTTACCGGGATCGTTGCAATACAATAACGCAAACGGGAACATCTTAGGACGGATATCTTCTTTTACATAGAGAATTCTATCCATATCTACAGTATGTATCTCATCAATCTGAGTACTACCGTCATCGTTTACAACGCGTTCCCAGAAAATACAAAGCGTGTAGTAATTATCCTGCGAAGAATCTGTTTTTGTACCGGTAAGTGTAGGCAGCGTTACGTTGGACGTACCTTTATCCGCTTTATAGCTCTTGAATTGCTCTCTATAATTAGGATTTCCTAAGAACACGCTTTCGTGATAACGTTCGTAAGTCATACAATACGCAGCATTATCCAAGTCTAGCGCGAACGGATCCCTCATAAAGTTGATCGGATGAATGTTTTTTACAAATATCTGACCTTTCGACTTGCTTTTCTTTCCTTGTAATAAAACATCTTCATCCCAGCCTACCTGCGTGATACCCAGATTGTGTAATGCAGCGTTTGTACCGGCACGAAGCTGCGCCGTACCTATGTTCGAACGGTTCCACTCTTCCTCAAGAGCCAAGTTAACGTTAATTATAATATCTTTATCTTCTTGAGAAGTAGGCATTAAGTCCGCGCACTTTGTTACGGTGTATATGCTGGAAATCAGATTGTTTTTTAAGTATGCGGTGTGGTTTGTATCCGGTAAAATCTGATATGCAGGGAATTGCGCTCCCAGAGCTTCCCATAATCCGCCTTGGTCAACCTGGTCCAACGTACGAATACGACGTTGTTCTTTTTTATACTGTGCAATACAGAGGTTATACTGTGCTTTTAATTGCGCGGGTGTGAATTTATCATATACCTTCTGTTGTTTTTCAGACATTATTTATTCTCCTCTGTGTTATCCGGAGCCTCTGTGAGCCCCATTAATGCGTTAATATTTTGTATAACGCTGTCTAGATTAGTTAAAGCGTCCTTTTCTCGGGCTTCGTCGTACTGCTTCTGCAGGTCATCTATTACATTTTGCTCAGTTTGTTCAATTTTTCTGTCCTCAGGGCGTCCTGTATACGTAACTTGTACGTTGACATCCCGGGTCCAGGGGTCTCTTTCAATCTGTTTTGTACATTTGTATAGATTTAAAGAGTCTTGTATTCTGATTAGAATGAGTAAACAGACAATCGCGATTACAAAAATTGCTGCGATTATGCACATTATAGCTGTTAACATTAAAATAATCCTCCAAGAGTTTGTGAAATGTTTATATTTCCGTAGGTTACTTGAGGCTCGTCGTCTCTTGTAGCCTGGAAAATGCTGGTTGCATACGCGTCTTCGTCACGCGCACGCTGTTCTGTGATGTCCCTGCCTGATAAATCGTATGCTCCGCGGACAATTTCCGCCGGGTTTGCAGGGAGTTCCATAACAATCCACTCTAACGGGTTGATCAAGTGGTTGTTTTTGTCTTCAGGTTTATCACTACGTCCTGAGTCTCTGTCCGCCGCCGTATTAAATTTGTAATCAGAAAGCTCTTTAATAAGCTCTGTACAGCAGTCCATAATCTCAATACGGTCTTGTTCGAAATACGTATTAAGTTTATAAACGCGGGCGTCGATACTTACTTGCCCCGGAACGTAACTTATATCGTATGCGAGGAAGTGGTCTATCAGAGACTTTTTATTATAGTCACGTTTCACGCCGGACTTCGGGTCAATGATAAAAGGTTTTGCCCATCCTCCGCTGGGAACGTCGCTCGAGTAGTCTTTTACAATATTCGCAAGAGCTTCAATATTACGGTTACTACCTTTAAACTCTTTATAAATAATAAGTTTACCACGTTCTTCATCAATCGCCGCCCAGAGCATTCCCGTTGCATCCGCTAAACCGTAGTCAAGCGCGTGTATGCGTTTCCAGTGCTTCGGAATCTCCGTTGTCGGGACAATATGCAAGACGTCCGTCGCTGCGTTTCTGATAGCTGAAGGGTATACAAGGCCTTCTGCGTATGTGAAGCTACCGAGAAGATAGCGGTTTACCCACCATTGCGGCCTACCCTTCGCTGTGTCGCGTATGTACGTCGGGGGGAGAAACTTATTACATGAGGTTGCGGTGATGTGGCTAGAAATGGCAGGGTCTGCTCTTTCCGGATCGACGTAGTATTTATCTGAAACGTCTCCGTTCATCTGAATGTAAGAGCTGGCTAGCAATACGTCTTGCTTTACCCAACCGCTATCCGGGTTGCTTTCTACGATGATTGTTCGCCAATCGCCGTCGATAACGGGAATCGCAACGCCTTCCTCGGTATACGTGAAAACTTTTTTATTGTCTACTTCGAGCTGCGTGGTCGCAGCGACGTTTCTCGTTCTGGTTTTACCGACCGTAAAAATCTGGTCGTCAATTTCAGAACCTTCAACTAAAGCTAAAAAGTCTAAGTTCAATGATCTCAGTTTACCCGGATCGTCGAACGGTCTGAACATTAACCTGTATCCGTTAATGAAAGTTATGTAACTGTTTTTTACGGAAACGTCTTTAACTAACGCCGCCGGAATATCTGCTTCGATATCGCGCTTAATGGTTTGTTCATACTGTGCGCTGATATTCGCTCCGATAAGCCCCGTCCCGTTAGGTGTTATAAAAAGGTGTTTATAAAACTCTTCCCGGGTTGTCGTGGTCTTTCCTGAACCGTATCCTCCGAAGTTTCCTTTATAACGGTGCCCGTCTTCGTGGAAAATTCTCTGATGTTCCTGCGGAATAAATGTGTTAATAAATGTGTTACATTGTGTGCACTCTCGCCAAAACTGACTAATGTCCCCGTTTAACGCGATAGACTTTACTGTAACCGCTCCGCACCTCGGGCATACGGTGAAGTCGCGAATCTTTTGCGTCGTTACGGGTTTTGGGGTTTCTTTAACTGTAGCCGGTCTCGGTTCTTTAATAACGCTTTTGCTACATGTTTTACTTAGCGGTTCTCGCATGGGTTATTTTTTCTTAGGTGCTGCCCTTTTTATTGAAACTGTGTTAGCCGGTTTTATGGGGAGCCCCTGTTCCAGAACCGCTATCGAAAGGTCAGTTACGCTCTTCTCTTTAATAGGCGCCTCTTTTGCGTCTATCTTAGCCTGTGCGCTTTCGCTATAGGCGTCTACGTACTTCTTCATTTCCCGGGCGTCTGAAAGGCGCTTGTTCTCCGCGTCGAGAATAGCGTCTTCGGTTACGTCCGGTCTTAAACTTATCTCCGGAAACAGCTTGTTTAAAAGTGTGCTTGCTCCCATATTAATCATCTCAAAAATATCCTCTGCAATAACTTGTCTATCGGCTTTCGTCGGGGCTCGTTCCATCGTCTTTCTGGAAGCGATTTCGATCTCTGCCAACGCGAGTTGGATGATCTCCGGGAGGATGAGTCCCTCTGCCTGAAACTCAAGTTCTCGGCTGTTAGGATTTTGTTTTGTAGGTTTATTATGCACTTTTAAAACCATTTGCTTTGTCTGTGACATTATTGTTACTCCTTTATGTTTATTCGATATGATTTTATTATATCCTATAGCAAATGCTTTGTCAAGATTTTCTGGAGAATTATAGCGGGGTTTGTACTTGAAAGAATTCTGCTCTGCGAAAGGCATAGTGTTCACTATGTACTATGCCTTAGCGCGCGCGCCCGTGCGTGTGAGTATCGAATTTAAAAATAATACTATGCCTCTATGTCTTTTTTGGTAGATATCTTATATATAAGGTCTTATATATAAGATATCTATTTTTATACTTTGTCTGATCTTTTTATCAATCGCGAGAAAAAATACTATTGCAAAGGCATAGAGGCATAGAGACATAGTGATGTTTTTTAAGAGGGGGGTCGCGCACGTACGCGTATAGGAGTCAGAATTTTGAAATGCGCTGTTGTGGGTTATTTTATTAATCGACAACAACTCCGGGTCGGAGTTTGCGCACTTTCCCCCGTCAAGGACAAGGAATTTTAAAGCCCACCCCCTATTTTTTATGCATTAATATGCAAAATCATGCATAAATATTCAGGCTCGAACACAGCCCCAAGGCGCATGCGCACGCGTAAAGCACTACTACTGCACTTCGTACCACGCTAAACTATATTCTCTTCGCAGGCTTTTGCGCCATAGCTCTTCGTTCTGCACTAGCAATTCACAATCCCATCTCGCACCCACGTTCAAGCCGAGCTTGAAGTCCTTTTCCCCGCATGCCAGTACACGTAATAAGTAAAGCGCTTAGGACTGACTCGCGCAGCCCACACGCTTTGTGAATTGTCATAAACCCTCTTACTCACACAGCTCTCTCAGCGACCGTGTGGCCGCCTCTTCGGCGCACGGATGGCGCTAAATTTGTCGCATAAATGCAACAAAACGCATCTGCGAAACGCCGCTTCAAGAAGCGACGCGTAACAAGGTATGAGTGCGTCTACATGCCGTATTTTGATTTTGCCTAATCCTGTTTCAGAGGCATTATTTGTCATGCCCTGAAACAGGTATATACAGCGGTCGCAAAATCTATTAAGTTTATTCTATTATACTACCCAATATTTCCAGTCAAGGGTGTATTTTCTTTTTACAGGGACAAAGCCACATAACGCCGATCAAACCCCTGCGTCAAGTTAACCAACCATATTAACATCGCAGAAAGCGGTGCGCCAAGCCCGCTTTATCTAGATAACTTGCCGCCTCAACGTTAGTCCCTGTAAAAACAAAATGCACGAATTATTCAATCCGCTAAAGCCCTTGACTACAGAAATATTTGGTAGGAACCGGAAGCTGTTCCTTCGGGTTACACGCGAACTCGATAGGTTTTTAAAATTTATTTTTTCTTTATAGGAGGAGCAAAGAGATGATTGAAATTTGTAATTTGAGGACGGAGCAAGTGAAGTTTGAGTACGACGTACGAGTTGATCGCGCTAATCCGATTTTGGGTAATCGCTTTCGTATGCCAAGCGAAAGTGATAGAGATAAAGTGTGTGAGATGTATGAAGTTTGGTTCAATAGGCAAATTGAAGAGCAAAATGAAGTTGTTCTCAACGAGTTGCGTAGATTGTACGTTATACATAGGACATATGGGAAGTTAAGGTTGTTTTGTTGGTGTGCGCCAAAGAGGTGTCACGCAGAGACAATTCGCAATTTCCTTAACAAATATATTAATTTATAGAAGGAGGTATTTCTCATGTTACAACATAGTGAGGAGATGATTACGATGTTCAACACCACAAAGGAGATGACTACTATGTCATACAACACTACTCTCGCTGACATTCTCGTCAACGAAATTCGTGCCCGTTTCAAAGAAACGGGACAAAACACATTTTACTACACAGAGTACGATATCGAGTACACTGCAAGAGAACACTCTGCAGAGTGCCTTTTGGTATCTCTCGCCGGTGTCAACGAAGTTCTGAATACCATACCGGGTATCACAGCAGAGATTGATTCCGGTACTCAGGTCGGACCGGATGAGTGGTTAGACATACTTTGCATTACGCTCAGCCAACCGACACCCACGCCGGACACAGACGATGACCCCTGCGCCAATTGCAGAGATCACGCGTGTGAGTACGGCTCTTGCTCAATGTCTCGGGGTTAAACCCGGGACTTGAGCCCATTATAAAAAAATATTTGCACGGTTACCGTGTACTTGCTAAATACATAAAAAAGGAGTATCTACTATGAAAAAGTTTATTTCTATTTCGGCTTGTCAACCTGCTAACAGCATCACAATCGACCTGAACACATTCGATTACGTCAGTCTCGCGGATCAATACGATGCGTGGATTGACGCACATTTCAAATTGAACAGCGTATTTGAAAAAATCACGCTTGTGAATTTCAAATCGCTGTCCAAACATCTCGTTATGCGACTTTCGGAACAGTACTTGCACGGTGCGAAACTGGCTTTTGTACTTTCCAAAGACAACGTCGTTGAACTTTCCAATGCCCATTCCAAACCGCTTTACGTGTATCAATGGGTTCCATACGACATGTCTGCACCTGTTCCAAAGTCGCTTGCAGAGTTCCAATTATCTGTGGACGGCGTTCCAACAACATTCCTTTCAGAATTGAAGAAATGCAAAACAACACGCTTCTTACCGAACGTACTTTGGAACGCGTTGGATACATACTCGCAGTCACGTATCAAAGCCTGCAAAACATTCAACACGCCTAACTACGACGTACTTGAAGCGTGGTATAAAGAGTTGACTGCTGCGTTGTATCCTAAAATCCGTGTGTACTCACCGAACGCAAAAACGTACTTCGAGTTCGTTGCAGAACGTGATTTCGAGAAGACTTTCCCGGAACCGACAGCGCCGTTGACAGACGCAGAGCGTAATTTCCTCGAGATAAACGCACCGAAGTACGGTGTCGAAATCCCGAAATTCACATTCCGTATGAACACACGCAAGACGAAACACGGGTATACAGTTGAACCCGAGCGTGTTGCTTACGCGTATGCAGACAGCCGTGCGGAATACGACCACAAGAGCACAAACAACTTACCCAGAGAACAGCGCTGGGGCTTGCGTTGCACGAGCGTAGAAAACAATGCACTTATGCGTCAGGCATACGACGAACTTATGTGGCTTATCGATAACCTCGGTGACGAGGCACTCGACGAAAATTACGTACGTTGCCCGGTATGCGGTGACATACATCACATTTCTGAGACTTGCTTCTGCGGACACGACCAGCCTATCGAGTTCCTCTCTGCAGAAAACTTATTCTACAGCAACACGAGTGCCTATGAAGAACTCGGGCTGTACGATGATTTTGTTAACGCATAATTCTTATGCGTTTACTGCGCGTTGTACATCATCAATTCGATGTACTTCGCGCAGTTTATATACACACGGCAACGGTACAGCCCAGAGAGCATCCCCTGCTGGCAGCTGCTGCCGAACAAAGAAGTAAGCAAAAAAAAATAAAATTGACAAACTAAAGTGAACTTAAAAACTTCATCAAATCAAACATAAGTAAAGGAGAAACCCATGTACGCTACAATCTGTATAATCTGTGTAATCATCTGTTTAATCATAACTTTCTTGGCTACGTCCAAAGGTAAAAGATACAAAGAGAAATTCAAAGACCTCGTCAAAGAAACAAAAACTTCAGTAGAGAACTCTGTAGAACAAAAGAAAGCCGATAAGAAATTTGAAGAGTTCCAAGAATTTCAACGCTTTTACGAAATGATGGAAGCAAAGAAAACAGAAACAAAGGAAGACAAAGTTGACAACACCGAAACAAAGTGATATAATAAATATACTATGCTTTCCCTTGTTAAAATTTATCAGGAAAGTCCTGAAACACAACGCATCGGGGCTTTCCTAAATCAACTTTCAGCATACTGTGTAAGTAAACATGAAATAAATTTACGTTATACGTTACACGTTTACAATTTCCCGCAACTTCATAGTATCATACAAGGGTACTACAATAACATTCAACATCGCTTCACTCGAATTATGCTTTATAAGGAGCACAAAAATGACTCTGCAAGACCAAATGGATCTTCTCATCGATAAACTCGAGAAAGAAGAAAACAAAAATAAAGACCTGCAATGTGAATTGATTGCAGCGAGAGCAACTATAAAACATCAGGAAGACCTCATACAAAAAATGAAGCTTCCGCAAGAAACGATTGAACATTGTTTCAATACAATCAACACGTATCTCAGACAAGAAATGGACGCGCATCTTCCGGCAAGAACGAGTACAGATATGCTCTATGTCAGAGACGTCAGCGCGTTTATGCATACTTTACAAAACACTAGGAGAACTCTGCTCAATGAAACGCTGGATAAATAAATCTTTTTTAGTCGAAGAACTCGGCCACGCTGAAGAACTCACACAACAAGAAATGCGTCAAAATTCTAAAGGAGAATATGATTACTATTACTACCTTGGAATGTACGCATTTATCAAAAGCTTTCGGCTTGCATTACAAAACAATGATGCATTGTACGTCCCTGCGACATACAGTGTTGCCGAAAAAATAAAAAGGAGAACACATGAGTAAAAAAGGTATCGAATTTGATTTAACCGTGCTCGCGGAAGATAGCGAACTCGAAGAGAATCTCACGACAATGCCTACATGTTATACACGAAAAGTGCATATGTGCAGACGGAGTTATAGGTTCTATATTCCAAAAGAAATTGTAATTCAAGAAAAACTCGAACATGGAGATAAAGCGTATTTCGTAGATGTTGATAACACACTCTATGTTTACTTCGGGCAAGAGCCTGTAGAGTTTCAACGTAAATTCTACTGCACCCGAACAATCTGTAAAAATCACGACCAGCTCTTCTGCGTCTTGCCTCTGATTTGCAGAAGGAATCTGTCAGAAGACTGCAAAATGATACAATTAGTACAAACAAGGAACTCACGCATATGGATACTCCGCGAAATAATACCACACGAGTGTATCTCGAAAACAACATCAGGAAATATTTGGGATTAGGCTTAAAACACACCAAAGTGTATGTATTTAATTTTAACGGAACAATATACATCTCTACAAAAACAATCCCAACACACCTTTCCTATGCAGTACTTACAGCACAAATGGGGTATAACAAAATGTATGTGGACATCCCCACAACGTATATCCCATATCCTATCGCAGGGTACGCAGTAACAAACACTAAGTACCCTATGCTAAAACTTTTAAAAAAAGAAAATTGACAAACTAAAGTGTTATTAAAGAATAACACGAAAAAATAAAAAAAACATTAGGAGAAAGAAACTATGGAAATCAACAACTTGTTAGACCTGTACAACAACGGCAAACTCAACCCTGCACTTACGGAAGGTAAGTATGAAGTAAAACTCATTTCACACGAAGCAGTTCAGAAGAATGACAAAACGTTCATCAAATTCGTATTCGAAGACATTCACACCGGAAGAAAGATCACCGAAAACAGATTCGAAAAAGGCTTCGGCATTATGCTCGCACACCTGCGCGAACAACTGCATATGGAAAACCAAGAACTCGTCATCAAAGACTTCTTGAATGACCTTATCAAAAACGAAACCGTAATCAACATTTGGGTAACTCGCGTTACTTTCGAAGATGGCTCTCGCAAAACCAACATCAACTTCCTTGAACCTATCAAGAAAACGGCAAAAGCAGAACCGAACACCGAAGTCGTCGACGACACCATCATCGCTTAAACATTAAACAGATTATAGTATTGTATCAGGTGGCACCTGATACAATGCATAATTCAATGGAAGAACACTATAATCGAAAAATGAAATCGCAAGTTTTATCAGGAAAAATACGATACTATAAAACCGTTAATAAAATTAAATTGCCAATCAATAGCACCGATTGCTCAATTTCATACTTAACGTATCTGTTTAATACACTCAAAGTGCCCATCACAACAACCATTTACTTCAACGATAAAGTTGTTGAAGGCGGAATTCCCGCACTAGGCACGGATAAAAAATAATCAAAGGAGACTTACACAACTTGAAAACGATCATTGTAGGTAATTCCGTTACCTTTAAAACGGATATCGATTTTGCAACTATCGCACAGCTCGAGAAATATGACCGTGACGCGTTGGCATTGACCAAAGAAGTCGATGGCGCTTCTGCGGAATATTTCAGAATTTGCACCGGTAAACCCTCGCATCTCAGCGAATACGGGGTATGCTTCGCAGACCAAGAAAACGGCAAAGCAATCATTTCTGTATTGCTTCCGGATAAAATCGCGGACAAAAAGAAATACGTCAGAGACACGTTCTTCAACATCCAGATGCGTCTGACCGAACTCGAAAAGAACATCGGTAAAGCAAAAACTAAACTCGATAAACTCGTAGAAGCAGTCGAAGCGACGATCGAAGTTATCGAATAAAAAAGGAGAATAAATTATGATTTCCGTGCAAATTGCTACAAACACCCAAAGAAATACGGTCATCGTTGACCCGGAGAACACCACCGTACGTAAGTGTCTTGAAGACAACAACGTCAACTATTCCTGTGCACCTGTATATCTCGACGGTAGCCCGTTGAATATCGGTGACCACGATAAGACCTTTGCGCAACTCGGGATTACCGAAAAATGTCTTTTGACGTCTGTCGTAAAACTCGATAACGCGTAATATATCTCGCGGCGAATTTAAACACAAAATAAAACACGCATTGTTAATGCGTGTTTTTACTTGCATATTTAGTTTAAAAGGTAAAACGCCTACACTTCAAAACATAATATATAAAATTTTTCTTCTAGCCGAGAAAACCCTATTACCGCTCACCCCGCCCCGAGTATATAAGATCAACTTATAAATATACTACCCTCGACGGGGCCATAATCTATCCGGGATGACCGGAATCCATATATGTAGGCATATCGGTTCGAATCCGATAATATGCACAAATAAAGGAGTAACTTATGTCTTTTTCAGATTTCACAACGCAATTATATGCTAAATGCCAAGCTGATTACGTAATCAGTTCACAACTTGAAGCAATTCGCTTCAGCACTTATTCTTATGACGCTTGGGACGATTCACGTAAAGAGAATGTACGAATTGCAAGACGTAATTTTACAGCAGGCTGTCAATCCAAAATATTTTTATTTCAAAAACTTATACAAAGCCTGGCAAGCGCACCTTTGTACACACGCGTTGAAATAAACACGCTTACAGAAGACATCGACCTTGAAACTTATTTTGAAAGAAGATGTCCTACAGCACAACTCGATCAACCTATGCTCAAAATTGTGTACATTCCTTCCGGAAAGTCATATATTAAAGGACTTGACGCGCTTCCTGATTGGTTAAGAGAATACGAAAAACCCGGAGCTGAAGCAGCTCTTAAAAGGTCAGCGACGCATTTTCTTAAAATTTTTCATATCTCAGGAGATTCAAATGAGAATCCGTACGCTCGAACAATAATTTTTACATCTGAATTTGATTGTACGTTCTTGGATAAAATGTATACAATGTATATGTTGTTTTTAGATATTAATCTGGAACACTTAAACACAACAATCTCAGATGATCAAAAAGGATTACTTGAGCTTTTAACTGCAATCTTTACAAAACTCTACGCGAACGAAGATTACACTTTAGCTCTCGAAGAGTTTCTTACCAGATATCATGCATATTGCAGTAAGTCACTCTTAGATTATACAGCGTTTAAACAAAGCCTTGAAAGAATGCTGTATATAAAACAAACAACAGAATTGGATCAAAACATAACCAATCTGCAACAGAGTATCGAACATTACGTAGAAGAACTACAAAGGTTATACGCAAACCTTAGCGAAGCTCAATACAAAAAAGTATCATTTAAAGGTGGTCTGGTTGACTTCACCCCGTTTTTCGACTTTATTGAAAAAAGCCCAGAAATGTGCATTTTACGCGCAACTGCAGATTCTGTAATAATCCGCGTAGATACTGTATTAAAATATTTTGATGTACAACATTATAATATTTTAAAGAAAAATAGAGGTGGCTATCTCTATGACTCTTCAGACTTCGTGAATTGGTTAATTCAACAACTCTTTGAAACACAACGTTATGTACTTAAAATACAAGGTGTATACAAAATGGTAAAGAATTCTGCATACACTAACGGGTTTGAAGTTCAAGCATTACAACAACCAGCGTTCTTTACAGAATGCCCGAACCCGCATTTGTATTTCTTCAATTGCTGGGGACAAAGCAAAGCTGCGTTCTTTAAGGCAATTGCAGAACAGGCATATGACGTTGCTGCATTACAATTAATTGCAGCGACACAGCAGTTAACCCTGGCAGATTCTACAGTATTTATACGTTTCAAAAGAGTCTTAAGAGGTGATGAAAGCAGCATTTTTAAACAAAACATACGTGTAATCGATACACAAACCAACCAAGTCATGTCTATTACAGACTTAGAACAATACTACAAGGGAGCAAATCAAAATGTATCAGCTTAAACTTACAGAACAAGATAAACAATTCGTATTAAACGAAGCAATACAATACTTTGCATCAAAACTAAACAATTCCAGAGGTGCAGACTCAATTGATTTTTCATATAAAATCAAACGAGTTGTCCCTACGAATACAACTAAAACAACGTTGTATATCTATGAACGTGCCTTTACAAAAATGGCAATGTACGTAATGGACAACCGTACCGAGATCGGTTGGCATGGACTTGCAAGGAAACTTGAGAACAATGAAGGCTATGCGATTACGGATACTTTGTTGTACCCTCAAGTAATCACCGCAACAACCGTTAACACCGATCAGAAAAAATATCAAGATTGGTTGAACACGCAACCTGATGAAGTATTCAATCAGATTAAGATGCAAGGACATTCCCACGTAAGTATGAGTGTTTCACCTTCTACTGTAGATGAAACCCTGTACAACACGATTCTGCAAACGTTACAAGAAAATGATTTTTACATCTTTATGATTGTAAATAAATCATTAGAAATGCACGTACTTATTTACGATATGTCCAAAAACCTCGTATATGAAACTGCAGATATCGATATAAAGATTTGCGATCCGAGTACAAAAGAAGAGTTAAATACAGAATACGCTGCAGAAAAGCAAAAATATTTGGCGAATCAAAACGTACCTACATACAGATCCGGTTATGGAACGTATTGTAGAGATTATTATAGCAATGGCTATGATGATTATTACGACGATTATCCTTCAGTTTACGGGGGAGGATATGTAAATTCAACCAAATCAACCAAGTCTACCAAATCAACAAAACCCAGTAAATCATCTAAACCTAAATATGTACAACCGGACTTAGATGATTATCTCGACGAATTGGAAAAGAAATTCACCAAACAGGAGAAAAAAGCATGAACCTCAATAAACACTTAGAATTTTTTGATCCTACAACGTTAAACTGTGCAGTACATATTATCGGTTGCGGAGCCATCGGATCCACAATCGCTGAGATGCTTGCACGTTTGGGCGTTGCAGAGCTCTCGATATATGATTTTGACATTGTGTCAGAACACAACATCACAAATCAGATGTACAGAGCTACAGACATCGGTAAAACAAAATGTGAAGCAATCTCTTCTATCTTAAAAGATATCAACCCGGATATTGAAGTTCATACTTTCGAAAAAGGATGGACTGAAAATACGAAGCTTTCCGGGATCGTATTTCTTGCAGTAGATAATATCGAAACTCGTAAGGCTATCGTTCAAGCAAACAAATATAATCCTTATATAAAAGCAATGTTCGATGTTCGTATGCGGCTCACCGATGCTCAACATTTTGCAGCATCTTGGACTACAGAGAACATCGATCGTTTCTTCAAAACTATGGACTTTACACACGAAGAAGCACAAGCAAACGCACCCGTAAGCGCTTGCGGAACTTCTTTAAGCGTAACGCCCACGGTACGTATGGTTTGCAGTGTAGCCGTTTCCAACTTCATTAACTTCTGGTTGAAAAAGCCTCTTGCAAAAATGATTCTCGTAGATGCATTCAGATACACTATCGATGCATTCTACGAGACTTCAAACAAAGCGGATGCCGAACCGTACAAGGTATCGGGAACATCAGCTATCCCAAATTAAGTGTTATGTAGAGCCATCATCTCATATATTAGCAACGAGATACTTCTGTGCTTCATAGAAGCAACAACTTCCAGGATGAAAATACCAGCGACGGCGTCGCGGGCCCTTCATGATTCACCGGAGGATGCAATGATCATTCAAGTAGAAGTAGTAACTAAATCCTAATAAATGTGATTATTCACATTTATTTTTCTGACGTTATGTCCTACACACCGACTTACACCCAACCGTAAGATGCTTCCGAGTCTCAGGTGTGACTCATAAGCTACAGGTATTAATCCATCAATTGTATATTATTTTGTCTATGTATTACACTACTTATATCACCAAGCAAACACAACAAATCAGCTATATGGATTTATTTAATTCAGAATATAATCCACAAGCAGTTAACAGTACTATTCAAAAATACAGACATACGCTACAAATCCCGGAAACACAATTTAAAATTAATAAACAAGTATCTGCTTTAGCAGAAGTTATTAATACATATTGTGTACTCTTTCAAAAACAAAGAGATGCCGGAGTACCGTTGTATGAAGATTGTTATATCCCGAAGAAATCAGGCGGATTCAGAAAATTAAGTATTCCAAACGATTCTTTTAAAACCTTATTAACCGCGTTTTCTATGGCATTACAAGATATACATATCCTAGAACATAACGCTGCATATGCGTACATTAAAGGACGTTGCACAATCGATGCAGTCAAGAAACACCAAGAGAACAACAGTTATTGGTTTTTAAAAATCGACTTAAAAGATTTCTTCCCAAGTTGTACACCGGATTTCTGTGCACAACAGATTTTTCAAGTATATCCTTTTGCATTACTTGATAAAGCAACACAAGAAAACTTTTTAACAATTTTACGAATACACGAGCATAACGGATTACCGCAAGGTTCCCCGTTATCCCCGTATCTGACAAATCTGTTAATGGTACCTATTGATTACCATATCCAAAATACGCTTATGCATTATAAGCATAATCATTTCGTGTATACGCGATATGCGGATGATATGCTTATTTCTTGCAAAAGTTCATTTAATTTTAAAGAGATTAAAAAGT